TCAGGCGTTGCCTGTACAGTTTCGTTTGTGAAGTTTGCGGTTGTCCACAAAGCAGCAACTGCGTCCACCATGTAGTTTGCCATTGCACGAGCAATAGGTTCAGCCTGTTCACGAATCAAATTACGATTCGTGGAATTAAGTTGCGCAGCGGTAAACGTAGCTCCAACTTTCTTGTCGTAAGAAAGCGTCACAGGAACGTCCGTGGTTGTAACGTCAGGGATAGAATCCGTAGCGTTAACAACGGTAGGAATGCTTTTCAAACGAGTAATAACCGTTTGATTCTGCAACGCTCCCATTGGATCCAAGTCCAGCGTAATGCTACGCAATTCTGGACGAATGGTGTACACGAGTGACAACGCTTCCTGAAGGATAAGCGCACTATTTAATGTTCCTAACTGGTTGGACATATATTATCTAAAAATTAAAGGTTGTTGATCTGATTAAGAAACTCGGTGCGAATACGCCCACGTTCGCGACTGTCGGTTATTCCCTCTAGGCGTTCTGCTAGGGATTTGCGTGTCACAGAAGCTTCTTCCGGCACAAGTGCAACGGGTTCAACTCCAATACTTGCGACAATTTCTACGGCTTTTGCATTAGCATTAACTTCTGCCGTTTTTGCGGCTTCCATTTCTACGCTCAAAATAGCTTTCTCTGCGGATAAGGTTTCATACGCCAACTGAAGTGCAGCATTGTCTTGTTTTAGCTTTGTGAACGCTTCAAGAATTGCGTTGTGTTCGGCTGTTAACTGGTTAAAAGCAACAACATCTGATTTTGCTGCATTTAAAGCGGACAAAGCGTCAGCTAAGGTTTGCGGAGAATCCATAAAAACTGTTTAATCTATTTAATCAACTAATGCAAGCAATTTCGCATACGCTTCATTTTCTGTCAATGTGCAATCATCAATGAGATTATATGCTTTTGCGCGTGATGCTAAATAAAGTTCACCTTGCATGGCTTCGTCGCCGACTTTGCGATATTTAAGAATGTTGCCCTTAAACATAGCGTAGGAATCATCCACAAGCCTTTGAAGACTAGCCCGTTGTTCTGAAGTTAATGATGGGCCGGAACCTGCGCCCTTTAATGATCCAGAAACAATGGGATCCCATTTTAGTCCTCTAGCCGTCCACTCCGCAGAGCAATCAATCCAGCCAATGATAACGCCAATACTACCAACCATTGCAGATTGCGACGCATATATTTTTGAACAAGAAGAAGCTAGGAAATAACCGGCACTGGCAATTGTTTGATCAGTCCAAGCAACTACTGGCATTCTGCGGGCCATTGCAGCAATCTTGTCAGCACATTCTGCCAATCCCTCGCACGCACCGCCCGGTGTATCGAACTCAATCCAAACTCCCTTGCATCCAGCGGCATCTGCCATTTCAAGGTCTTCTTCAAGCCATTCGTAATCGTACCCTCCGCAAATAGCCTCCAGCTTACTGATGCCTTTTGCCATGACTCCGCAAATGCTAATGTGCGCAATGCCGTTGACCGACATTTCCATTGGTTTTCTGACATTAACAAAAGGAGCAACTTCCGGGTTGTCCGGCATCTGGTCGTATTCTGCTCGTGCTAGCTTATTGCGAAGCAATTGAGCAACTGCAATTTGTCCCCCTTCTTCCAGTGCCCAAGGACGAAGATTAATCTTTGAAAGAATGCGAGCCAGTTTCATTAGTCGATGGAAGGTTTAGAGGTCTTTTCCTGTGGGTTTCCGTTAGGAGTTAAAGTTATAAAGGAATCCAGCGGAAGCCCACTGCGTTCCATGCGTTCGCGAATTGCCAATGCTTCTTTCTCGCGCAAATCCAAATGTTGTTCCAACGTGGAACCGCCTTCTCCCACAATATCGGTCATGGTGCGTAATCCTGCGCGATAAGCATCCAGAGCAGAAGCGTTAGCGTAGCCTTGATCGGCAGTTAAAATTGCAGGCCGAGTAAACGTCCATTTTAAGAATCCACCCTCGTCCTTGCCCTTGTAAGGAGGCAGAATACCGAGCTTAATGGCTTTACTTACAACGTATCCAATGCGGCGACGAGAACAGACACGAAGCAAATGCTGTGTTCTTTGAATCTTGCGGTTTACTTGCTCGATAACCATGCGGGTGTCTGCGCCTCCAAGACCGGGCTTCCAGAAGAACTCTGGGGGGAACCCTCCAGCAAGCATGGCATTGCGCAAAAGCCTTTCTACCAAACGATCTGTAGCTTCAGTTGGAATCTTGTTTTCAAGTTGTTCCAACTTCTCTCCGGCTCCGGCCCTAAAGTATTGAATGGAACCGCCCATTCTTTCTTCAACCAAAAGCCCAGATTGCCCAACCGCTGGCATATCGTTCAATGCGTAGGCTGGATCAATAGGATCTGCCACACCCATCTCGTTGTGCACAATCAACCCCAGCGTGGAAGCTAACTCGGCAGCTTGCCGGATATTGTTACCAATGTTTAGTGTGGTGCGAAGATCGCGAATAGCAGCGGTAAAAGCCGGAAAGCCACGGCTTTGATCTGGTGCAACCGACTCCATAGTCAATTGCATATTCTGGGCCGAAATATCGCGGTCTTGCTCCTTAGTGGGGCCAATCAAACGGTAGGCTACTGGGCGTCCTTCTGCGTTCTTAATAACGCCATTCCACTGGTGCAATCCACGATATTTTCCAGTCAAAACTTCTTGTGAACCATCGCGTGAAGTAATTTGATGCCAAGCAACTTGCTGGAACATTGGAAATCCATTCTTGGACTCTGTAAATATAGTTCCGCAGTCTCCGTCACGAGTCAACATGATGACTTCACGTATCAAACCTTGAGCCCACGTTGAGCCATCCGTATAGGCGACATTTACCCAGTCATGCAACCATGCTTCTGCCTTTGCGCCCCATTCCTTGTCTTCGCCTTGAAAGACCGGGGTAAAAGAAGAACCAACAACATATTGCGCGAAAGAATTTACGCAATTTGTAATTGCTCCGTAATTGTAATACAAACGGTTTGATGCACTGACTAAAACCCTGTACTCAGAAAGTGTAACCTCTTTATCAAGTGCACGTTGGTGCGTAGGCCAATACGGACGTTCAGCCCACCAACCGCCTTCAATAAGGCGCATATTTTGAAAGCGGTTATATTCCGCTTTTGGTTTCAGCAACGAATTGCCACTGAACAGGTTCCGAATCTTATTTAGTAACTCCATTACATGAATCGAACCGTAGTTCTAGTTTGAGGTCTGCACCATCCTTTATCCTTATGGTCTATCGCAAGTTGAGCGTATTGAGCGATCTCCAGCGGAGACAATGCGGTTTGAGCAAAAAATGTAAATGCAGATCCGTTTACTGAGCTTGAAATCATGGTGCCATGACTTTGTAATGTGGCATCAAATTTACCATCCCTCAAAGCATACAATTCATCAGTGCTCCTTGAAAGAAATAAGCTTATGATTAGGCGGGCTGATTGCATATGCTAATATTGTAAAACCCTAGTCCGGCTAGCAAACTAGGGTTTTACATTTAAGGGGAAGTTTAAAACGAATTTACGCTACGATTGTAGCACTGTTTTGTCAATGTCTATCTCTATTTCAGTAATGTCTGGCAATAACCTCAACAACAATGCCGCCGTAACCTGCATGGCTTCACAATCCCATAAATGGTTAGGTCGCCCCACAAACGTCCATCGCTTCCTTAGCCGTTTGGTTGTTTTATCTACAGTATCACGCTTTACTTCCGAATTGAGGTGCCGCCGATACTCCTCCGGCACATCCTGCGGAAACTCCCATGTTGGTGCGCCAATGGATCGCAAACGTGCTAGAATGTCTTTTACGGGATCTGAAGCCCAATAGAAGTACAAAATCCAAGCCCGCCCGCCATTAGGTGCTTTTGCGCTTGGTGCTAAAACTTTATCGGGTGCCGAATACAATCTTCTGTACACCTTTCCATTACTATCCTTTACTGCAAACGAATCCTGCCCGCGCCCGATTAAAGCAGTCCAACCGTACTTGGCACACCTATCGTAAACTGTTCCGTGAAAGCTATTACCGGCGTCCATGAATGTCTTCTTGTCTGAAATCTTGAAGCGTATTTGAAGCTCTCGCAGATTGTTTTCCGTAAGTACCCGGCCAGCAAATATCAATCTCGATGTTCCATTCTTGCACCAAGCTCGGATCACGGCCCAATAATGGTCTTGTTGAACATCTATGGTCATCATGCGTTCCGCTTCATCCAAAATCTTTTCTCCGTCCTTTAAGTCTGAGGCAAAATACTCCGATGCTTGCATATCGACCACTGGCAATTCAGCCTCTGCCGCCCACGGTTGTGCCATTCGCTTTAACTTAAAGTCCTTTAGCGGCTCAATTAACCCTAGATTCTTAGC